GTCGCTGGGAATTTCGTCCTCACCAATGCCGATTCCGGCTCGCCCGCATGGGTCACCGGACGCACCTACGAGGTCGGCAATGCGGTTTCCAACAACGGCGCGGTTTACCGCTGCCTGGTTGCCGGTTCGACCAAGCAACCCGGCGTGTCCGCCAGTTGGACGACCGATTGGGATGTCTGGCTCGGCACGGCGATCACTCTGGAATATGTCAAGAAGGTCACCGAGGTCAGCCTCTTCGACTCCTTATTCATAGACTTACTCACGGCCAACCTCGCCTCCAAGCTCGCCGTCCCTCTGACCGGCGATGCCAACAAAGCCGCGCTCCTCGCGAAGGAAACCGAAATCCTCGGGAAAAGCCCCGCCATGCGCCGGGACTCCACCGAACGCAAGGGCCGCATCAAGCCCGCGTGGATGTCGAGCAAACTCGTCTCCTCCCGCAATGGAGGCGATGGCGTCGATGCCGCGCAGGTCAGCGGAGGCGGACCCGCAGGCGGCGTCAGTTACCCATCGCTCCTCGTCCAAGTCGGTGATGTCACCGCAGTTTCCGGCACCACCCCGCCCTTTGTTACCAATACCGGGGCAGGCAGCACCGCCGTTCTTAATTTCGGTCTCCCTCAAGCCGGTCTCCTCGACTCGGCAAAAACCACCCTCACCGGCAACGGCACCCTCCGCACCTTCCCGGTCACCGGCCTCAAATCGAGCGACCCGAACCATGTCATCGTGGCGATCAACGGCGTCACACAGGAACCGACGATTGACTACCTCGTCAACCAAGGTGCTGGCACGATCACCTTCGCCACCGCGATTCCCAACGGCGCAAAGATCGTCGTCGTCGCCCTCGGCCTTTACTCGGCCAGCACCCAGCGCGATCCGGACAACTACATCCACTCCTTCGCCCTCAACACCGCAGGCACCTTTTCCTACTACGGCCTGCTCCTCAATTCCGACATCCCCGCCACCGGCTCCCCTGCCGCCGTAGCGAAGTGGACCATCACCCGTTCCGCCCTCTCCGCCAACGGAACCGTCACTGCCACCGCCAAGGCGACCAATGTCGCGTGGACTAACCGGGAGACCGCCACCTACGCATGACGACGATCACCGAGACCAACATCACCCAGCAACTGGACCTCTCCCAGTTTCAGATCGTTTTGCCCGATGACAGCATCAAGCAACTCGTCATTTATCCCTCCGCCGACAGCTTCCCTCAACCCGGCAAAGAGGCCCGCATCTACCTCGCGCAGGATAGCGGCACTCTCTGGCTTTGGAATGGCAGCACTTACCAGCAAGCCGCCGATCTCCCCGCGACCTTTTCCGATACGCCGCCCGCACACCCTTACACCGGGCAGCGTTGGACACACACTTTTGACCTCACCACCTACGAATGGTTCGGAGGAAGTTGGGTCGAAAAACCAACCAACAACTAAAAAATACTACCATGGCAGCTATATCATTCCCGGCCTCACCAGCCCTTAACGACATCCACACCGTCGGTTCCCGCAGTTGGAAATACAACGGCACCGCTTGGAAACTCGTCCCTCGCACAACCGATGCGGTTGTCGAAGGTTCCAACAACCTCTACTACACCAACGCCCGCGTGGCCTCGGCCCCAGCCGTCACCGCTTTGGAATCCCGCGCAGGCGCGATTGAGAGCGACATCACCGCCATCGAGTCGGCAGCGACCAGCTTGACCACCCGTGTCGGCACCGCCGAGGGAGAAATTGATTCTCTCCAATCCGGCCTCTCCACCGCGCAAAGCGGCATCAGCGCGCTCAATGTTCGCGTGGACGATGTTCTTTCCAATGTGGATGGCACCGCCCTCAATTCGCTATCGGAAATCGTAACCGCTTTCCAGTCTGCGGATTCCAACCTCAACGGAGCCATCTCCAGCCTCGCCGGTGCCGCCTCCACGAACCTCGCCAATGCCGTTTCCTCGCTGGAAGCCGCCGATGCCGATTTGGCCTCGGACATTTCCGGCCTCGACACCCGCCTCGACACGGCGGAGGGCGAAATCAACACGCTCCAGAGCGACCTCGACGCCGCCGAATCCGCCGCCAGCACTTTGGCCGGTCGGGTAACCAGCGCCGAAGGGGACATCGATTCGCTGGAAGGCCGCGCCTCCTCCTTGGAAGGCGGACTATCCACCGCGCAGTCGAACATCTCCGCCCTCGAAAGCGGCAAGCAAATCAAGGATGTCGTCTCCACCACGGCCCCCAGCCACACCGCTGGTCTCCGCTGGATCGACCCCACCGACATGACCGAATACCTCTCCTACAACGGAGCGTGGGTCGAAATCGACAAGCAGTAAAAAACCATGTCCGCCCTCGCGTTTCCATCCACCCCGTCGGTCAACGACACCTTCACTTCCGGCAATCGGAAGTGGAAGTGGACGGGAGCGCGTTGGCAGGTCATGCCAGTCACCATCCCGGCCTCTCGCCTCTCTGGCGAGGGGGCGGAGATGGGCGACATCCTCGTCTTCGACGGCGAGGCGTGGTCACCCGTCCCTCTCACCGAGGGCGGTTCCACCATCGCCCGCGCCGATTGGGACTCCCCCTACCACTACTACGGCATTGCCCCCACCGGCACCGCCGAAGCCTCCACCGGCTGGACGATCACCCGCATCACCACCGATGCCGATGGGTCGGTCACGGCCACCCAAGCCGCAGTCGGCGCGTGGTCCTCCAAAGAGTCCCTCCAATTTTCCTAAACCTCAAAAAATCCAAACACCATGAACGCTACCAACCCAATCGAAATCGACGGCAAAACATACCCGAACTTCTCACTCAACCTTGCCATTACCGGATTCTACAAAGCCGACGGCTCGCAAGACGCATCCATCGCAATGCGCTTAATTCCCACACGGGTGGAGAATGAAGTAGTCGAAACCGCCGACTCCGCAGCCTTCGGTCTCCTGCGCGGTAGTTTCTCCGAGATCGCCGACCCCGCAGAGCAAGCCGCCGTTGCTGCGATTCAGTCAGCGTTGCAATCCTACATCACCGCGAAAGGACTTTAAGTCATGGCTACCTATTACGCCCGTAAAGCTGGAAACATCAACGCCGTAGATGTATGGGCGACCACGCCCAGCGGCACAGCCAGCAACCTATTCCCAACATTCACATCCTCCGATGTATTGATGTCAAACAGCTTTGCCATCACCGTCAATGTCAGCACAACGGTGGCTGAAGTCCGCAACGACACAACGGGAGGGGCAACTCTTGGAGGCGCATTCACTCTATCCGATGGTGTGACTTTGACCGCAAACATGATTCAAGGGCAAGTTACTGGTGGCGCGGCAATTGTTACTTATGCGGGGTCATTCCCTAATTCGGCATCAATCGTCGGGAACGCCTCAAGCGTAAATGCATCGGGAAATGCAAATGTTATCCAATTTACAGGATCGGGAACTTTGAATTTTACGGGCAATTTAACTGGAGATGCATCATCTGCGGGAACCAGTAATTCTACTCTGCTTGTAAGCGGTTCTGGAGTTTTAAATTTTAACGGAAACACCACAGGTGGCAGCGGAAGCACTACTGCCGGTGCTGGAATACACATATCAAGCTCCACAGCAACTATAAATGTTAATGGGAATTGCTTTGGAGGCACAGGAATTGCACCCGGCGTAAGAAATGCAGGTGCAGCGACCGTCAACATCAACGGCATAGCCGCCGGATCGCCAGCAACCGGCACGGGAGCAGGAGTGTTAAATTCATCCACGGGAATTGTTAATTTAAAACGCGCAAGAGGAAATGCCTACGGTCCCGGCAACTCTTCGGGAATAGCGGCTGCTGTTGGAGCCGCAAACTCCGGCCTCGGTGTGATTCAAATTGAAGAACTCGAATTCGGCACAAATGGAATGTCTCCAGTCAGCGGCACAGGCATCCGTCTCAAAAAACTCGGCAGCAATGTCGCCGTCTTCAACTACTGCGATACAGCAGGCGCGAAAACTCTCATCGACGCCTCGTCGAACGCAGCCATGCCAGCCGCCAGCAATGTGCGCAGCGGCGTGAGCTACGCATCGGGCGCTTTGACCGGCACATGTGCAGTCCCAGCCGCAGGCTCGGTCGCCCTCGGCGTCCCCGTGGACAACACTGCCGGCACTGCCGTGCTAACCCCAGCCGCCGTCTGGAGCCACGCCACCCGCACCATCACCGGCGGGCTTGTCGATACCGCGACAACATTGACCAACGCGCCCACCGTCCCCACCGCCAGCCAGATTGCCTCACAGGTCAGAACCGAGTTATCGAGCGAACTCTCGAAAATATCAGCCCTCAACACGACTCGACTCGGCCAAGTCACGACCACGGAAATCCTCGGCAACCTGCTTGCCCAAGCCAACAGCTAATGAACGGCGACCAACTCAAATCCGCAGCCACCGGCCTCGTCGGCAGCGCCACCTCCATCGGTGCGGCGGTGTATTCCATGCTCCCTCACTTGGAAGCGTGGATGCGCCTCGCGTCCGTGGCGGTCGGCCTCGCGGTCGGCATCGTCACCCTCGTCAAAATCCTCCGCGACCTCAAAAAGTAGCATGCCGAAGTTCGATTTCTATCCCTCGTTCAACGCCGGTGAAGTCTCCCCCTTCATCGACGCCCGGACGAGCTTGGAGAAATACCGCAGCGCCTGCCGCACTTTAGAGAACTTCCAAATCCTGCCCTACGGCGGCGTCATCCGCCGCCCGGGGACGCAATTCCTCGGAGCCACCAAATCGGCCACCAGCCAGACCCGCTT